TTGCAACTGTTTTTATAGCTGCATTTCCACCAGAATTAACCTTCTTGTCTTGGTCATTGTTTGTGGCGATGATAATTCTTTTAAGATCGAAAGAATTTAAATAAGATACAAGTTTTGAAGATGCATCTAGGCCAAATGTAACTAAGACATTTTGATAACCATTCTCGTAAAGAGCAAGACAGTCGCCAATACTTTCTACCAAGATCACTTCGTCATTTTCTTCAATAAACTTGTTTGAAGTTTTGTGTGGGTAGACCCAGTTTGTTTTTCTTCCCAAGTGTTTCCATTTAGCGGTAGAGTCTGAATCTAAAACTGTCCTACCAGAAAAGCCGTGAATTTGCCCTTCAAGATTATAGATAGGAAATACAATGCGGCGATACATCTTGCCGCCACCAGCATGTCCACAATTAAACATAGATTGTGTTTTTGCTGAGATGCCTCTTTTTTCGTAGAAGGTAGTCATCGGCAAAAGCTTTTCTAAGTCTGACTCTGGATAAATTTTTTCCATTTCTATTTTTTCTATCTTTTCTTTGACAACTTGCTTTTGTTCAACATTGACCGAATATTCTGCAAGTATTTTTGGGTCATCGGTTTTAAGTGTTTCTTTTACTAGGGCAGAAAAAGGTTTCGACTGATTGTCGGCTCCAAAATCTTTCCATACTCCGCTATCTTTATAGATGATAAGCGCAGTATTGTTTTTTCCATTTCTATAAATCGCACGAGTGCGCCAGTGATTACCGCAATCTTGTAGATTGTATCCAAGTTTTTCTAGTTTGTCTCTATAGGTCATCGAATGAGGGTATTTCTGATTGTTGTGTTTGGTTTAGATCGCCGCCTGTGTTTCTAAAGTTTACAATATCTCTTAAGTCGCCACATTCGGTGATGTTAAAGTTTCTGAATGAAAGATTGATGAAGTTCTTGCGAAGATTGTCATCAACTGGAACAGGCTCTACCGCACCAGCGATATCCTTACCTAAGTGTCTAGCTTTGACATTGATAAGTTTGTGAGAACCAAACTGCGAACCTTCTTCTGCAACTTCGTCATTAGTCTTTTGGCGAAGGATAAACATATGAGAACAGAACTGAGTGATTCGGTCAGAAAGAGAAACGATTGATTCGTCATCAATAATGTTTGCACTTTGTCGGTTTGTTGTGATACCGCTTCGGTTTGATTGCACAGATGTAATCATAGGAATGACTGGATCGCCATCTTCTAGTATTTCTTTTTGGATACACTTCTTAAACTTATCAACCATCTCACCAACAAGTTGCCATTCGTTTTTATTGCCGCCGCTTTCTGATGATGTTTTGATATAGTCAAAAGAGAAAACCATCTTGTTGCCACGACCAACCTTTGAATAGTAGAATCGCTTGAGGGTGTTAATCATGGAGTCTACATCCATGCCGCCGACATTATAATAATAAAATTTTAAATTCTTTACCTTGTTCCAAACAGAGCGAACTTTGTTGACGACATCTTCGCCAGCTTGTCGCCACTTGCCGCTTTCAAGAAGATGGGAGGGAACTCCAGACAAAGATGCGCATTGGCGAATAATTAATTCTTCTTTGCTCATTTCTCCATTATCGAAGTGAAGAACTGGAACATCATACTTTGATGAAACTTGAGTAGCGTAGTGCATACAAAACTGAGTCTTACCAACACCAGAGCGAGCCACAATAACTGTAATATTTCCTGGACGCAAAAGAGAGCCATATATGTCATTGATTTTTTCGTGTGGCCCCATCATGCCAAACTCGTCGATGGGATTATTGCCACGCTCTTCAATGAAGTTTTCCATTTCTTCGTAAATGTTGCATGGAACATCATCGCCAACTTCAAACAAGTTTATCTTGTCGTTGTAAATTTGATCTGCACTTTCAATAATCTTGAGATAAGGAACATCTGGAGAGATGTTTTTCATAGAGTCTGCTATCTTTTGTGCAGTCTTCTGAATCTCTCTACGAACGCTGTATTTTTTTAGCTCTTTGATTGCTGACTCAATCTTTTCCTCAGAATGAATTTTTCTCATTGAAAGAGATCGAACATAATCGACCAGAGAAATATCTTCCTCAAACTTGATTCCTAAATCTTTAATTCTTTGAACAAGAACAATATCGTCGATTGTTTCATCTCTCTGGCAAGCTCTTTTAATGACAGAGAAGAGGGTCTTGTGCAGTAGGGAGTTGTCGTGGAAGTCAGATTCACCAATAAGGTGAATGAAATTTAGTAGTATTTTTGGCTTCTGTATGAAGGCTGCCAAAACTTGCTTTTCTATTTCTAAACTATATATCATTGTCGCCATACTACGCAAATAGTTTAGATTGTCAAGCTTTATTCGATATCCGTTTCTTCTATGCCGTTTTCGCTGGCGAAATCTAAATAATCCTCAAGGGATTTGATCAAGCCATTTTCTAGAATCTGAGATTCGCAGCTAGTGTAAACGATTGGAGTGCCTTTTTCGTCAGCGTAAGCAATAATAAAGCCTTTGTAACAGTCCTTACCGCCAGTAAGCTCGTATAGTTGTGTTAGTAGCTTTTGAGGGACTTCAAATTCTTTGAATTTTGGCTCTTTCATTCAAAGTATTTTACACTTACCCCAGCAGTTCTTCAAAAAATTCTTCAGACAATTCGTCCTTGGGATAAATTTCTATCAATTTTATCTCATTTAGTTGGCAGAAATCATATTTTTTGTCATCTCTGCGTATTTGACGCACGAAATTAGCTCTAGTTTTGTGAAAATGCTTAACAAATTGTAAATGTTGGGCGCCCTGAACCTCTATTGCAATTTTTTTAGTATGATTGTAAAAGTCAAGAGAAAGCTGAGTGCCAGCCACCCTGAATTCCTCATATACGGCATCATATCTCCAATGCTTGTAGAGGTATTTTTTTACCTCTTTTTGGAATTTGCTACGACATTTGCCATTCCACTTAATTTTATATTTATGTGGGTTTCTTAGTGGCTTTTCTTTGCCGTATAGAGTTAAAAATTTCATAAAAAATTAATCACGGACACCCTTGGGGATGATATCAGTCTGCGACCTCCTAGGAAGCAGGGCCAAGGGGCCGTGAAAAAGAAACCCCCTGTGTTGCACATCGTGGAGAGGTGTAGGGGGTGTTGGTAAAGAGTACCCAAACTCCATCACAGCCGCTAGGGACTGGAGAGGAAGAAAATGGGCTTACAGGATACATTACACTAATTCTCCAATATTAGACTTAAAATAATTTATTAAAAATTTAGAAAGCTCTTCGTTTTCTTCAATCATCTTAAAAAGATTAGCTTCTCCTTGGACTTTCTCTGGCAAATCCTGCACAACTTCTTGCACAAGTTCCTTGAACTCTTCGCCTAGAGTAATCCAAGCTCCTTTCTTGGTGACAAACTCCCACATATATAGTAAGTCCACCAATTCTTTCTCCACCCAAATAGACTTGCCGCCAACTCTGCCATATCTGATTGGGTATAGAATTGTATTGTTTGTCTTTTCGTTTGGAGACTTCTTAATCGTAACTTTAGCCCAATGACCAATAATTGGATTAGTCTTGGGGTCTGGCTGCTTCTTCGCTGGGTCTTGTAAAATCATATCCGACTTGTATCGGGGTTCAAACTCCATGATGTAATTTGCAAAGTGAAGCAAAGCATTGCCACCTGTTGCAGAGGTCTGACGCACTGGAGCTTTAGAGTATGGGTCTAGTTTGATATCTGCCCTCACTTGGCTTACAAAAATAGCCATGTGACCTCGTTTTGCGAGCTTAATAGACATTCTCTTCATGAAGTTGGCGGCGATAACTGCGCCACCTGCAACTTTATTAGAATCATAAAAAGATTTATCAATATCTTGCTGAGAGATCAGCCCATCTACAGAATCTAGGAGGAAGCAATACTTGAACTTTTCTTCATTCTGTTCTACAAGTGTGTGCATTGCGTCAACAACAACTTCATAAATATTACTCTCAAAAACAAAACAAGTGCCAGCAACCCAATCCTTTGGATCGAACACAAACTTTACGCCAGAGCGTTTTTGCATTTCATTTGAAAGTCGGCCTTCCGCTTTGATATAAAAACCCTTTGAACCTGGAACATCATTAAGCATGTTCTTCATGACTTCAAGTGAGGCGGATGTCTTGCCGCCTTCGTTCATACCGACAAACCTGTGCAATCCAGGGCCAAAGCCGCCGTTCAGCATCAAGTCTAGCTGAAGAGAACCGCTTGACGCTTTGTAGTCAATCGACTCTTCGAAGTTATAGTGTTGTCCCTTTTTATCCTTTAGGAACTTTTGTAGCAATTCTGAATCTTTGTCGCTCATTTTAATAAATCTTTCGTATTCTTTGGTTTATGATCGCTGGGAATGTAATCTTTTCCAGTCTTTTCTCCTAAAATAAATGGATCATACTTGGATAAGTCAACCTTAAAGTTGAAGTTTCTCCACTTTCTATCCATTGTGTCTTTTAGCTCCTTTGAAACAAGGTAAGCAAGGCTATCGTACTTCTTTGGGAAAGTAACAATTTCCAAGAAGTCCAAAGAATATCTAGCTTCAAGATCTTTAAGAAGCTTCATTTCCCTAGCCCAAAA